CCGGAATTGATCCAGCGACGCGGCTCTTCGAACTTGCTGTACTGCGCAGCGAACATCTGGTGCTGACCGACGTCCGACGTGATGTAGTAGTCGGTGCCCTTGGTCAGCTCGGCCAGCTTCTCGATCACCCGCATCTGGAAATCGACCGGCACCAGGTACCCGCCCAGCGTGTCGCTGGCCTCGACCATCATGGCCTTGAGCACCTTCAGGTCGTCCACGCCCTGGTCGAGCGACATCTTGACCGCTTGCGGGGTCAGGATGATGCCCTTGAGCATGCGCACCTGGTCGGACGTCAGGGCGCGCTCGCCGCCACGCACGTAGCGGTTGAACGCCGACTTCTGCGCCCAAAACTGCGCCTGGTAATCCTTGCCATGCAGGTCGGTCAGGATGCCCTTGACCGCGTCGTGCTCGTTGCCAAACCGGCGCACATACGCAACCGCCTTGGCGCTATCCACGACACCCTGCTCCGACGCGTCGGTCTCCGGCGCGGACTTCTTCGAGTCCACGACCTGGGGAACCGCGCCGTCGCCCACGCCGGGGACCGGCGGGCGCACCGGGGCGTACTCGGTTTCCAGGCTGGCGAGGCTCTTGGCCTCGGCAATCTGGTCGCGAATGCGCTCCGCTTCCGCGCGCTTGGCACGGGCCTCGTCCAGCTTCGCCTTGGCCTCGTCACCCGTCAGGGTCTCGGCCGCAGCAAGCGCCGCCTTTGCCGCATCCAGCGCTGCCTTCAGCTTCTCGTTCACTGTGGTGCTCCAATGTGTGTTTCAATGGTTTCCAGTTCGAGTAGCTCCAGACGTTCACGCTCCACGTCAATGGCTTCGCGTTCATCAGTCGGACGTGACTCCTCGCCACCTGTGTCGTCGGATGTCGCTTTCCAATCGTCGGGAAGTGGTAGTCCTGCCGCCTCGTATAACGACTTCACTTCCGCCACGCCCAGCTCGCGTAAACGCGGCTCGGCGGGCGTCGGCGTGAAGCTGCCTTCAATGATGACCCACTGCTTGATCTCGCCGGTTTCGTCGTCGACCTTGCGAGCGGCGGGGAGAGTCCCACTCGACGCGCCCAGCGCCCGCTTGCGCGCGAGTTTCTGGACCGCAACCGCGTACTTGTTCGCGAGATCAAGCTGCGTTTCGGTCCAAAGCCCCACGTCGTCGGCTTCCATCTTGACGATATGGCCGACCGGGGTGTACTTAATCTGATGATCCATCGCGTGGTGATACAGCGCCGGAACCTTGCCCACGCTCTCAAATATCGCGGTCAATCCTTCGGTGGACTTGGTGAAGTATTCGCCAGTTAAATCGCGATGCTGCTCGTCGCCCCACACCACCAGGTAATTGCCCAGGCGACCGCCACCGAGCGACTTGACCACGCCAACCTCGCGTCCGTGCTGGGCATCGAGCAAGGCGAGTACATCGGCGTCGATATTCTTCTGCACCCACTGCTGCTCGACTTCTTTCCATTCCTCGCGCGGGGCCAGCTCGACCTCGCCATCGACAATCTGGAAGGGCACTTCGAAGTAGGCCAGCTCGATGCGCGCAATCGCGTGGTCGGCATAGACCGCCACACAGCGCGGACAATCGCTGTCGTCCCACTCCCAGTAGCCGCTCGACTCGGCGCCAAAGGGCTTCGCGGCCATGCGCATCTCTTCGCGCATGTCGTAAAATTCTTCCTGTACCGCGCTGACCAGGGCGTCGAGCGATAGGCCCACGCCCTTCAGGCTATCGATGTCCTTGCGCGTGCGCGCGGCGGTAGACGCGCCGTTCTTGCCACCCATCATCGACATATCACCGCCACCATCGCACATCGCGCCGAGCGACACCGCGTGGTCGTGAATGCCCTGGATTTTCTCCGTATCGGCTTTGCTGTTGCGCTTGCCGACCTTGATGTCCGCGCCCGTTTCAACGGTTCCATTCGACCACGTCAACGTAACGTTGCTGGCATTTGCGGGAACCCCAGCGATTTGCACCATATTCGTGGTGTCTGCGACATCAGATTTGATGTATGGTTGGACGCGTCGCATGACGATCTACTCCTTAATCAACCCGCGTTGTTTGGCAAAGAGATAAGCGGCATCCAGTGCATTCTGCCACATCACGTCATAGACAACTTTGAGTGTGGCGCGAATATCCGCAATCGCCGATTCAGTTGTTTGCACCCGGCTCGCCAATCGCTGCGTCCCCTGCTCCAGCGCAACCACGCGCGTCTGGAGCGCCGCAATCGCCGCGCGAGCAACCGTGTCGGTCGTCGATGGGGCGGGCGGGGCGGGCGGCTGAACCGCCGTGCCACGGACATAGGGCACAAACCCGGCGAGTGGCTCGGCGCGAGCAATCGCGTCGCTATCACTCGTGCCACCCGTGACATACAGGACACCATCGCCACCCAGGACCAGCTCGCCACGGTTCTGCATCAGCGGCGCGGCGTAGGGCATGACTTCGGCCGGCTCAATGCCAATCGCGCGCTGGCGAAACACGTACATACCAAACCCCAGTGGGCCGTCGGCACATTGGGCAAACCAGTGCGTGCCATCAGCGGATGGCTCGAACGATTTGCCAGCACCCTTGTAGGGAATGTATCCCTTTGGCACACGCAGCTTCGGCATTACGACGCCTTCTTTCCAGACGACCCATAGAGCTTGCGGCGGGTCTGCCAGGCCAGCTTGAGTGCCTCGGAGCGATCGACAATGCCAGTCGAACCCTTCGTCCCACCCGCATTTGCTTGCTGACGGCGACGATTACGACTTTCGGCATCATTGAGAAAGGTGGATGTCGATACCGATGGCTTAGGCTGATTGCTTCCAGTCAAGCTGTTGTAGGTATTCTGTGCAATCGCATTCAATCGCTCGGGGATACCACCAAGTGCTTGGTTTACCTGAAGCGCAAGACTGGCGGTAACGACGTCATACTGATCGACTGGCGACATGGCATCGAGATTTGCCGTTTGACCGGGATGAATCTGACCGGTTTGTAGCAGCTGCGCATAATTCAGCGTATTGGCATCAGCGCTGAAATACTGTGGCCCAGCAACCGTCGGCTTGATCCGCTGCAAGAACTGTCCAGTTCCCGGCGTTCGTTCCTTCAGTGCGTTAATCCGCTGTGCGGTCCCACGTGGACCGACTGGTGTGTTGCCCGAATCCTTTTCGCGCGGATTCACTGCGGATGTTAGTTTGGGATCGAGACGCTGCGTGCTCTGCGCATAGCCCCCGCGACGCGCACGATCGACATCGACATGGCCACCAAGCACGCTATATCCATCTCCACCGCCGCTCTTCGTGCTGGCGGCACGCAGCGATAGCTGGCGCGACGTCGCGCGGCGGGCGGCGGCAGGTACTCCGAGTGTCGATTGCGGAAGCTTGCGTGTAGGTTGATCCGATTTGCGTGCCATGTGCGTTCCAACAAAAATCCCGCATCACATTCGTGATGCGGGATGCGATATCCGCAATTCCGGTACAGAACACGTGCCCGGCGCTTATCTTGCTGTCACTCTATCCAATTGGTTGTGGCGTGTCAACATGTGGCGCGGGCTTCCAGCGCATGGAATGACTGCAATAGGTGCATTTCATGCGAACGAACTCGACAAAATGCACCTTCCCGACGTACAACACATTTGCGCGCACAAACCCTACCGCCGTATTGCAATGATGACAGCGGTAGGGTTTGTCGCCATGAAGCGCCTGCTTGGCGGGAACGGTGTCAGGTTGCGCAGACGTATTCATCGATGAATCACGATTCCTTTGTTTCGTCCATGAGACAGATACGAATGAGTGCGTAGGATGCAAGATCCAGCAGCGTGTCACGCAGCGACTCGCCAACCTGTTCATTTGCCGCATTCTTGCGCAGATTGCAAAATCGCACCCACTTATCACTCATCCGCGTGTCCAGTCCGTCCAGTATGGCGATCCCCATCCGTTCACATTCACGAAAGTTTGCCCACGGATCGGGGTTGTCGCCCGCGTACCCGGCGCTCTTGCGACGATGCAGATCGGCCATCTGCTCCAGGAGTGCAAGATACGCGGGCGATCCTTGAGCGGTTAGCACTTCTTGCCGCCCTTCTTCTTGCCCTTGACCATGATCGTTCACCCCCTTGAGTTGCTGTTTCGCGCGCTCGTATAACTCGCGATGCGTTGCACCCGCAACGCGCGCTTTGGTCTGTTCGTACTCCGCTTTGGCATCCACACCGGTTGTTACGGTTGCGACACCAAGGACATCGGTCACTTTCGTTTGCTCGGCGCGTTCACGAATGAGTCGCTCCTTGCGAAGATACTCTTTCCATCCCGAACCCGTGAATGGATCGGATGACACGGTAGGCTTGCCGACACGAATATAGTCACGAAAATTTTGGCGAACTGGCGAGACACTCGGCGGCTCGGCCGGCGGAATGGGTGACCATGCGTCAAACACCTCGCCATTCTCCAATTTCACCGTCCCGATGTGGTGCAACTTTCCTTCAAATTGCACCTGGGTTGTTGAAATGGTTGCCTTGGGTTCGACTCCATACGTGTCGTCGTCTTTTGCCTTGCGCTCCGTTGCCGCCAGACTGGACTGCTCGAATTGGATATCAGAATGTGCCGCGATCCCGTTGCGATAGGTGGTCATTGCCACTCTCCTTGTGTATTACTGCCATTCTTCCATCACCTGGATAGTTTCCATCCACGTGTCAAATACCATACCACATTTCATTTCGTCCGCTTTGGCAAGCTGCTTGCGAATACCGGACAGAAGTGATTGTGGCAACACCAGTGTTTCAAATTCGTAGGACGACGGATCGTCGCCCGAACGAATCATCTTGATAGCGACCTTCTTCCAGCGGTTCAGCTCGGCCTGCTGACCAATCTTCGCCGCGTGCCAGAGATACGCCTTGCCCGCGTTGACTTGCACTTCGCGGGCGCCGCCACCCGCGCCAATCATCGACGGTGTCTTGGGCGGCTTCTCGACGTTCGCAAACGCGGGGTTCTTTGGTTGATCGGTCGGCGCGGCGTCGCCTTCGGCGGGTGCGGGCTGATCGCCAAAGGCATCCTGCATCTGCTGCATGTTCTCGATTTGTTGCTCGATCGGATCGAGCACTTCGTTGCCGCCCGCGTCGGTCTGCCCAGGACGTAGCCCGGTTGCCGATGCATTCGCGAAGGTATTCGACGACAGCACCGCGATCAGGCGGATCGGAATATTCAGCATCAAATCCAGAATAGCCGAGTCAAGTGGCGTCGTGATTTCCTCAAGCCCGCCGGATGAGCGTGCCGCGTTAATCGTCGCCATAATACCCGGCATATCGAGCGGTGGAAGATGCAGCACCTGGCGATTTTCGTTAATCGATCGATCTTGCGAATACTTCTCGTATTCTTGCAGTGCCAGCGACCGGTCCTGTGGAATAACCGATGGTGCCTTGACCACGTAGCCTGGACCATAATACGGCGCGAGATTAGCGGTTAGCTCGGCGGCAACCAGATCCAGGAATGGCTGAATGGTAATACGGGCGAAGGTAATCTCGGTCGCCAGGCGACTATCCGCGCTGGTCGATCCATTGATAAGTCCTTCAGGAATGCCAAGGACGTGATTGATTTCCTCGCGCGAGAACTTACGCGAGTTGATGATCTCCATCTGCTGGAGCGTTTGCGTGATGGTCTGAACACTGAGATCGCCTGCGCGCGTAATCGCGCTTCGGCGTCCCGATCCAAACTGGTCACGGATTTGCTCCTTGATGGTTTCAAAATCAATATCGTTCGTCTCGGCGGGAACCGAAATGATCGCCGTCGGGATGGCATTATCCTTCCCGAAGAACCCCTGAAGATATTGCTGCTGGTAGCGATCCGTGCGCACCGCGTCAATAAGCGCTGATAATGGCGACAGGCCAAACCAATAATCAAAGGGATTGGGAAACCGAATATGAATAACATTCTCGCCCGGCAAGGTGTAGGTCTTGCCATCAAGCACATACTCATAATCGATGCATGGCTTGCCAGTTAGGCGACTGATACGCATCGACTTAGGGTTTGGTGACACCGCATCGGCGGGCAGTGGCCAGAGTTCTTCGGGCGTGCCCGCGCCTGGCTCGGGCGTTGCGATGAACAAGTACGCATTGCCAAGCAGATACGCCCACCACGTAGTATAGCGGGCAACGAACTCCCAGGTCATCAGCGAATTGGGCTGGTCGAGCAGCGCGGAAAATGGATGGTTGGGCTGGTCGCGCACTTCGTCGCCAACCCGGCGCTTCATATTCGGGCGCGCATCGGCGGCGGCAACCCGATCGGCGATCGTCTTGATGCCGGAATACACCCACGCGGAGCAGACCGCTTGCTTGACGGCTTGATCGGTCGTAACAGAATCGGGCTGCTGGTACCGTGGCGTGGTCGTCATTGCGTCGAGCAGGCGAAAGCCAATATTTCGGCGCTGGGGATCGGCTTTGCGCGTGTGCGCCGCGTAGCGGTACGCTTCGGCGAAATAATTCAGCGCCGCGCCGAGTCGGTTTGGTGCCTGCATGGAGTTCCTCGACAACTGCACACGTCGCGGGCGTGTTTCATGGTGCAAAAAGACGGAGATCGTCCATCTGTTTTACACTCTATCACACGCAAAATGACGGTGACAACATGGTCACCGTCATTTCGACACCATCACGTGCTAATCCTTGCGTACTCGCGTGCCCTTCTTATGGGAATTGGTCGGGGCGCCGTGTTCCTTGGTCTGCTTGCCGCCCTTATAGTTTTCCGAGCGGTTCTTCGACAGACGCCCATCGGGCTTGCCGCCCGCCTTGGGCTTGGTCGATGTGCTGTGGGGATTAGGCATGTCCTACCTCGCGATACAAATACTCTTCCGCGCCGTGTTGAATATATTCGCGATCGTCTGCGGTAATCAGATTGCGTTGCTCAAGCACCTGAGACAATCGCTCGACCTTTGCCATCAACGTATCAAGTTTGACCAGCATTTGAATCTGCCGACGAATCATCAACGCTTCAATTTCCGACGTTCCTTCGGGCAGCACATACAAGCGATTCGACATGCTTGACCTCAAATGAAACCAACGCACGGCTTGTATGGAGGTAGATCGGGTGCGAAGGCAAGGATAACGGCATCGGCGGTGTCAGGCGACCGACCGAGACGCTTCTTCGCGTCCACTTTGGACTCTACCACAACCTTTCCGCTGGAGGTAGTCGTCCACTTGAACGTCACGAGATCCGTTACGAGTTCATCGTCTGGCGGAAGATCGATTTCATCGTGTTCAAGTAGCTCGCGAACGTTCCACCACAGATAATCACGCAGGCGATTAAACGTCAGCTGTCCCGACCGATCACGGTTCTTGGTCGCGTTCTGCGTCATAATCGAGATAACGGGTAGGCGTTCGTCCTTTGGCTCGCGCAGCTCGCCCGTATCATGCATCTCGCGCATGCGGTCGAACACGCCCGCGCCAAGACCGTTCGTATCAATTTTGGCAATCGCGGTACTGTTGCGCATGTGGGGCATCGCGCGGCCGACCGTCTCCATCGTATCTTCCTTTGACGTGCGATCGACCGTCTTAATCGCCATGCCATAGCGAAATGCCCACCCGGTCTTGTCGTCGCCAAAGCGTGCCGGGTCGATCCCAATATGAGACAGGTCGCCCCAGATGGTCCGCTCGGCATCTTCCTGGGTAAATCCCTGGTCGCGCAGATCCGCCACGGATTTCCAGCGACGATCCCAGCGCTGCTGCGCCCGCTCGATCCAGCTGAGTTGAATCAGACTGTCGCCGCTATCTTCCGCGAACTCGCCAAGCACGTGGCGCTTGTACAGGACCGAGTTCTCGCCCCAGGAGATCTTGCAGTCGTCAACCCACTGCTGGCGCACGCGTCCCGCGTCGATGCACTCCTGGAGCGTTGCGACGACGACCGTCCAATTCTGGAACCGATCGCGCTTAGAAAATAGGTCGTAGAAGCGTCCCGCGTTGTCGCCTGGCGTGGACAGCGCAAGCCAGTAGGCTTCTTCACTGGTACCAAGCGATCCTTCCGCGCTATCCCACAATCCTTCAGGGATGATTTTCGATTCGTCGAAAATGAACAGCACGGCGGGGGCGTGAACACCCTCAATGCGGGACTCGTTGTTCGACGACATCGCAAACGCGGCGCGATTGCGGTCGATTTCAATGCGAAGCGAAAACAATTCCTTGTTCTCGCGCACCTGAAGCCCGACGCGCCACCAATCCGCCTTGGATGCCCACTTATGAAT